AAGTAATCCGCAATTAATATAATTTATGCGATAGTTAATTCATTATAATTAGTAGTTGCCATTTTATTGTCCAATATATACCACAATCCTTGTAGCAGACAATCGGCTAAATCATCTTTTTTATTGCTACCTTCCATATGTTCACACCAGGAACTGTTATCACATATTAATATTTTTTTAGTAATTTCAACACTAAGTTTTTTTCGCTCACTATATGTGGTTTTTTTATTTCCAATAAAGTATTTTAGTTTATTAATTGCAGATACAAAACCTATATCTTCTTTGTTGTTCATAATAAAAAATTGCGCTATCATACCTTGGACTGTTTTCATACGATTAGCAATAGGACTGATTTGATTTTCAATTAGTATTTTATCTGCGCTTAAATATTCTACATTGTTTAAATTGTCGCGTAATGCAGAGCCTATTTTAATTAAAGACATTTCTGCAGCCGAGTCCTGCTTAATGCTGTCCAAACAATTATTTTTCTTATATTCATCTAAAATATCTACTAATTCCTGTTTCTTATATTTGTTGGGGATTTCAATGTTATAATCGATTGCTATTTGTTTTAATTTATCTATTTTAATTCTTTTTTGATGCGTTGAATTCAAATCAGCAGAAGGTATTATATAATTAGTTTTCTTGGCACAGCTTTTACAATAATAAATATTATGTTTGGTATATTTTGAAGGTTTATTACATTTTGTATTTACATTTTTCTTCTTTATTGTTTGTTTGCAGGTGGGTATCTCTCCACACAAATTAATTACATCCCATTTAATAATATTATATGAATTATTTTTAATTTCTAATAAACAAAGTGCTAAATTTTTAATACCAACGTCAATACTTAGTATTTTCATATACTTTATGTTATTAAATATTTAATTTTAAATAAATATTTAATACAATATAGTTATATAACTTCTTGTAGTTATTTATTTCGCATTAGGAAAATACTTTTTAATTAATTGATCTTGTGTGTAAACCGGAATTACTTGTCTGCTTTGTAAATTCTGTTTGCTTAAATATAGATTTTTAAGGTCACTGTTTTCGTAACCATATGGTTGTGATGATTCGTTTTTAGTATTATACACGTAGGGTGCTTGTGGATATTTAATACTATTATCGACATCTAATTTACAATTACCACATTGATCGCATGCGTTTTCTTGATTTTGTCTTATAATGCTATCAGCATTATCAACTAAGTATTTGCGATATTCCCAATTTTGTTTAATGCCAATTTTTTTGCGTAAGTTTTCATTAATAGCTGCTCCAGATTGCCACGATGCGTAATTTCTTCCGTCGTGCATTATTGGAGGAGAATTAAAATGGATATTATTTGAACCAGAATAGCACGTTCCCCAACTCATTTAATATAAGTAAATATAAAAGTATTATTAGTAATTATAAAAGTATTATTAGTAATTATAAAAGTATTATTACTAATTATAAAAATATACAATAAAAGATTTATTGATTAATTTTGTCTTGATTATTTTCGAGTAAAGATACTAATTCAACTTTTCTAAGTTTATGTATTTCAGCAGGCGTTGATAAATTATTATCTAATGCTATTTTTTTTAAATCATCTACCTTCATTTTTTTATATGGTATATTGCTTAATAAATCTGTATCGGTGACTTCACTAACCAGACTTTCAGTGCTTTGTCCAACACTATCATCGAGACTTTGACCAACAACATTATCTACAATATTATCTAGTAATAATTCAACATCGTCAGATACATCATCTGCCGAAATCGATTTTTCTAATTTGACGGCTTTTAAATCACTGCTTAAATTAGTCAAATCACTAGATTCTATAATTTTTCGTGGTTTGTTAATCGTATCAATTGGCTCTAACTCTGGTAACACTAAGGTCTCGTCGTCGCTGGTATCCTTAGAGATGTCTATAACCTTAACATCTTCAATATTTTGTTCCTTATTTATATTAATTTGTGTATCGTCAATAGATTCACTATCAGAATCACTATCCGAATCGCTATCGGTGTCAGTATCTGATTCGTTATCGGAGACATCTATCTTCGTAAGATAATTCTCCGCTGATATTTTCGCCTCCAAAGTTGCATCAGGACTTGGTGGACCAGAAATGAATATTTCCTTTGTAGTATTATTACTTGTCACTATGTCACCCATATCACTTCCTAAATCATTACGAACATTGGTTATAAAATCACTTAAAATTGTATTTTGTTTTTGCAGTGAATTTTCAATATTTTTAAAACGACCATTAACATAATAAACGATAACCCCTGCTAACAATAGAATTAATCCAATTGATAAAAAAAAACTGTTTTCTTTAAACATTATTAAAAATTAAAAATACTATATAAATTATATTTTTACGTATTAAATATTTAACTGTCCTATTAATTTATTTGTATTATCAATAATTTCTGTAGGATATTCTAAATCATTCAAAACTTTAATTCCACCCTTTACATCGGATATACCACTATCTAGCTTATACGTATATAAAAACTCACCATTTTCCTTTTTATTTATCTTCATATTGCAATTGTGTGTCTTTTTATCATTGCTCAACTTATTACAAATATCTAAATAGTGTGTTGTTATTATGAATGAAACATTTTTATACTTATTTAAGTATCTTAGGAATGATACTGCACTGCCAATTGCTTCATATGGATTTGTTCCGGAAAATAATTCATCAAACACGCAAAAATGTCGTATATTGTCATCTTTGATATTATCCAAAATATTCTTGCATCGTCTTGCTTCTGCTTGAAATAAACTATCTCTATTGGATGTATCAGGAATATTAATATAACAATGTATTTTGTGGTATGGGTAAATAGTAGCACTTTTATAACAACCGTATCCTATTTGTTGAGAGATTAAAATATTAAACAATGTAGTTTTTAATATAGTAGTTTTACCGGCCGCATTAGGACCAGTGATTAGTAATTGTTTATTAAGATTATAAGTATTTTTAACAGGATTATTGTGTGTAATAGGATAAAACGCATTATTAAATTTTGTTTTATTGCCAAATTTACATTTACCAAGATAGTTTGTGTTTACATTTTCCTTAATACCGTTCAAAATATCAATGTATCCCCAAAAATCATATGAATATTGGAGAGCATTTTTATAAGACTCGTTGTTATGTAACATATAATAGCATTTCATGGTGTGTCCTATATTATTTATCTTTGTAAATGTTAATTTGTTTGGTATAATATTGTCTAAATCTACTTTAAATCTCTCTAACACGACTAACTGACTCCTTAGGTCAGTTACGAACTCTTCATAAGAGTCTATATTTGTGCATTGTAAATCAAAATCATTTATAGCAATAATCGTGTCGTCAACGTGTTTTCGAATTAAAAATAAATCTCTATGTATGAATTTAATATTTTTAACAAAGCGTATACAGGAGCATATATTTTGATATATTTGAACTACATAGAAGAACAAGGAAATTAATATGTATATTCTCTGATCCCAAGAAACAGAATGTATGTCAAATAATTTACCGATTTGGTGTTTTTTAAAAACAATTTTTAATAACTCTACATAATTCGAAAACGATACGTTTTGTCCTTGGATTTTAAGTATTAAAAATGGTAGTATTAGAAATAATATAGGCATTGCTAATGTTAAAACTGGCGACAACATATTATATACGCTCAACCATTGCATACATACAGCATTGTTATTGAGGTTTTGTAAATATTTCCACTCTATATAATTGTATTTTTCGTGGAAATCTGTATCGTTTTGTTTGAGATTTCCTATTCTCTCTAATAATTCATATTCGTCGCTTTCAATATTTTTCATTTGTGGGATATCCTTTTTAATTAGGTTTTGTGTATCTTCTAGATATTTAGTATTTGTAGTATAATGTTTTGTCCATAAGTTTATTATTTTTTCTCCTAATTTTGATTTTGGATTGAATGTTTTTTTATATAATGAATTTTCTGGATCAACTAATTCTAAATCAGTAATAATGTTGTCGTCAATATTGTGACACTCGTTTGTATATGTAATAGGTAGTTTAAAATATGTCATTATTAGTTAAATATATTTATATGATATATTTTAAACGTAAATTACGCTACAACGTTTGCAGGCAATTCTTTAATTTCAGTTGCATAATGCTGTTCAATAGCTCTGATATTTGATACGTCAAATTTAGTGATGAAATTAATAGCCATCCCCTTTCTACCCCATCGTCCACTTCTACCTATTCTATGTAAATATGTATGAACGTTTTTTGGTATATCGAAATTAATAACAGTACTCACTTGCTGAACATCAATACCCCTTGCTGTTAGATTAGTTGATAGTAATACACGTGTTTTACCGGCAATGAAATCGTTATAATTATTTGTCCTTTCTATTTTCTCCATGTTACTATGAATTTGTCCTACGGCAAAATTATCTCTAATCATATTATTGTATAATGTCTGAACACGCGTTATACTATTACAATATATAATACACTGACTAACAGAAATATTGGCATATATATCCTTTAATGCATCATATTTTTCATTATCGTCGTTTAAAGCAACATAATATTGATTTATTCCTTCAAGTGTAAGTTGTTCTGTCTTTACTAATATTTTAACAGGGTCTCTCATAAATTTATCTGTTAAATTTGATATTTCATTGGGTAATGTAGCGCTAAACAAAGCAACCTGAATATTTCTAGGTAAATATTGAAATATATCATATATTTGCTCTTTAAATCCCTGCGACAACATTTCGTCTGCCTCATCAATAACAATAATTTTACATTTACCGGGTGCTATTTTTTTACGTCTTAACATATCATGTATTCTACCAGGACAGCCAATAATTATATGCGGATTAGTTTTATTAAGTATGTTAATATCTTCCTCTATTGATTTGCCTCCTATTAATAAATGCGTATTAATATTCTTCATCATAGCACTTAATGAATCTATAACTTTTTTTGTTTGTATGGATAATTCTCGCGTTGGAGATACTATAATAGCCTGTGTTGTATTTTCAGACACATCAATTAATTGAAGTGTTCCAATTGAAAAACATCCAGTTTTTCCTGTTCCTGATTGTGCTTGTGCAATTATGTCCTTATTATTTATTAACGGTATAATCCCCTTTTGTTGTATGGGACTTGGTGTTTCAAAACCATAACCGTATATTCCTCTTAATAATTCCTTTTTTATATTTGTTAATTCTTCCCATGAAGTTATACTATCATTATTATCATTCTCACTTAAAGAAGTCATAAATAATAGTTTATAATAATATTTAAGCTTTTTAAAAACTATTATAATAAAAACTACTATAACTATTATGATTCATTGTAAATATTAATAGTTATAATAAATAATAAACTGATATAAATATCATATATTTATATTTATATATGACTGTAATTGTATATGATATAATTGATTTTGATAATATTAAAAAAAATGGTTTCATATACAATCTAGAACAGTCGACAATAGAGATTATAGAAAAAATTGCAAAACAGGTAGGTTCGCCTGAATATATTAAAACACCACAATTTAGTAAACAAAGAACTGATAAAAAAGATATAAATTGTCCTATATGGGAAAAAATGAAGGTTTTAAAAAAAACCGACACGATAATAAAAAACGAAGAGGAAATTTACATTGACAATATTCGTAAAAATCTAAATAAAATAACTGCAAAAACATATGATAATTTAATAAAAAACATAATTAATGATCTTGAAAATATAAGCAATAGCGAAGAATCAAATGTCAATGAGCTTTACAATAAAATAGGAGAGTCTATCTTTAATATAGCAAGCACAAATATATTTTTTTCTGAAATATATGCTCGTTTGTATAAAGAACTAATGGATAAGTTTGACTGTATGAAGGAAATATTTAAAACAAATTATGAGAAAGTTTCTGATTTATATAAAAATATAGAATATTGTGATTCTCAAATAGATTATGATAAATACTGCGAGATAAATAAATCAAATGATAAGAGACGAGCTTTAAGTAAATTTTATATAAATTTAATGAAATTGGGCGTTGTATCTAAATGTTCAATAATAGATTTGATAATGGAGATACAAAATTATTTAAATGATAAATTAGATATTGAAGCAAATAAACCAGTAGTCGATGAATTATCAGAAGTATTGTTTATTTTAATAACCAATTCATGTAATGAATTGTCGTCGTATGAACAATGGGATGTAATTATTAATAATGTTAAAAGGATAGTAGATTTGGAGTTCATTAATAATGTTGGGTTGACAAACAAAACGAAATTTAAACATATGGACATAATGGATAACATTACTTCAAAAATAAATTAAAAACAAAAAAATATTTTATATATATGAATAACATTAGTTACATAATTACAGAATTGAATAATAACAATAACAATAATAATAATAATAATAATATTGCCGATAGTGATGAAATAGACAATACAAATAACACAAATATTATAGATGATAATGATATTTACGATATTGATTTTTTAGTATATAATTCATACACTGTTAAACAATTACAATTAATATTACAGTATTATGATATTTGTAAAGGTCGTATGTGTAAAGACGAAATAATCCAAACATTACTTTTATTTGAGACAGACGAATATAATTTAAATATCGTAAATAAACGAAAATATTTATGGAGCATTGTTATACAACTTAAAAACGACGATTTCTTTAGTAAATATATTGTTATTGATATTAAATAAATTAACTTATTATATAAATTTATTTAATTAATCTAATTAATCTAGCGTTGTCTTTGGCGTTGCTGTTGCTTTTGCTGTTGTTGTTGCTGTTGACGTTGCTGTTGTTGTTGCTTTTGCTGTTGCTTTTGCTGTTGCTGTTGCTTTTGCTGTTGCTGTTGCTTTTGCTGTTGCTGTTGGCGTTGCTGTTGCTGTTGGCGTTGCTGTTGCTGTTGCTGTTGCTGTTGCTGTTGCTGTTGCTTAGCTTGCTGTTGTTGGCGAACGGCCTTGCTTTGGGCCTGTGTCGCTCTCGCAAGTTGCTTTTTAATCGACCTTACCTTACGTACCATAGCGTTTTTACGCGCCTTAGTCTTAGTTACCTTTTTCGCGGCGGCAGCTTTTCTAGATACACGACGAGTTCTTCTTTTAGCCATTATATATAACGATTAGAAAAAATTATAAATCTATGTGTTACAAAAATTATATAATTTCCTAAAATAATAATTTTAGTAAAATTATTAAGAAAATCACCAAATAGTATCTGTATTATTCCACCACATTCCATCCCCTTCTTTAACATTGTAAATTTCGCGAAATAATGGTAAACGCGCTAAAGGACAATTGCATCTATATTTATCTAGTGGGTGTGGGTTTTGTTTTAATTGTGCAGGTAGTGCTTTATCAAATATTTTTTGTCTCCAGGTTTGGGCACTATAAATATAAAATGCTTCTAAAGAGTTTTTCTTAATCGGGGCAATGTCTCCGTTTAATAATTGAAAATAGAACAAATATTCTTCGGCTAACGATATACCTGATATATCTGCTAAATTCTCTCCGGTTCCAATAGAGGCATCGAATTCAATACCATCTCTCTTGGCATATTCTTCATATTGCTTAATTACGTCATCTATTTTTTTCTGGTATTTTGCTTTATCTTCCTTTGTCCACCAGTTTTTTAAATTACCTATCTCGTCATATTTACTACCCGTATTATCTAAACAATGAGATAATTCATGACCTATTGCATATCCTACGTATGCTAAATTATATTCGATTCCCCTTTGTTCTAAATCAATAAAAGGTTTTTGTAAATATGCTAAAGGAAAGTAAATAGAATTATCTGTTGACTGATAATATGCATTTACAACATATGCCTGTGATCCAATTAATCCTAAATTATTCCAATCTACCGAAGGAATGTCTGTAACTGTTTGTCCTTCTAAATTTATCATTTCTTTACGATTATATGCACATATCAATCCCATATTATACCAAGGGTCATCCTTAGTATATTTTAATATAGGATCTTCTCTTAATCTCTCTGGAACACCAACAATAATATTGATATTTTCTAATTTTTTAATTGCCATATTCTTTGTAGATTGCGATAACCACGTGTTACGTTTAATTTTATTAATGTATATATATCTAAAATCATCTATCATATTTTTAACATACGCTTCTTTAACTGGATTGTTGTGATGTGAAACATATTCTGATGTTAAAAAGGTGTTATATGTAAACGCTAATGGCCAAATTGAATATATTTCCTTTGGAAATCTTACAGGTTGACCTTTTACGAACTTTTCGTGGAATTCAAAATGTATTTCGTTCCAATCCCAATCAAAACGAATCATTTGTCTATAAAATATAAAAAGCCACCACGTTTTCCACTGTGGTGTTGTCCAGTTTTCTTTTAGTAATTTAACTGTACACATTAATGTATTTAAACTACCAACTACAACCTTACTCGGAACATTTTGATATACATCTTTTGTTTCTTTATATACACCACATGGGTCTACTTTTTTCCCTAATTTACTTACAAATCCAGTCCAATTAAAACCATATTTTTCTTCTAATTCCTTCTTTGTTAATACGTTGTAAAAATCTTCTGATTCTTTAATACCTTCACACATCATAGCATCAATTAATTGTTTTTCAGTATCCCAAACATGTTGAGGGTCATATTTTTCCCAGTCGTTTGGTAAAAGAGTTTTAAAAATTTTACGTATGTATTCGAAATACTTTTCCTTGTATTCTTTCTTCATCTCAGTATCTTTTTTAGTATCCCATTCATAATCATTATATATACCCCAGTCATATATGCCTACTTGTGCAGAATCCAAGTGAGAAATATATTTTGTAACATTTTTCTCATCAGCGCGAATATTCCATACGATGGGAGCTTGCCAGCTAAATATTTCATCCTGATTGGCATACGCCAATAGACCATACATATCTTCCATGAATATAAACTGGTCTACTTGTTTTTTAAGACGATGGCAGTGTTCTAACCCCTTTTTTTTGTTTGCGTTTGAAATACAATTCATAACAGCATTAATAGATTCTGCCTTTTTCTTTCCTTTGTTCTCCTTAATGTATGTGTTTGTATAGTCAATCAATTGACGATATACTTTATCTTGTGATATCCGCGCGCTATCTATTTGGACATAATATTTTGGGTCATTTTTTGATAATTTTGCTTGCTCTTCAATCCATTGATAATTGACGTAATCATAAAAATTATTATTGGGTTTACTATTGTTATTTTGTTTAAAACTTTCATATTTATCTTGAATTGACTTAGCAAAACCATCGTAACTTTTTTTAGTATCGGGCATTTTTTTTAACTTGTCTATTCTTGAATCGCTAAAAAGACGATATAAGTTTGGTCTTTCTGATTCATTAGTGAGTGCAAGCATATTTTTGTATTTTTTTCTTACTTGTCCAATTACATTAGAGCCTTTGATTTTCTTAATGGTTTTGTTGTTGTTGTTATTAATTTTTTTTTTATTCTTAATAGAATTGCTCATATATAATAAATTAATAAATTAATAAATTAATAAATTATTATATTAATTTATTAATTATTACATAAAACATTTCAATATATTATATATATTTACTCTATATGGTAAAGTCAAATTTAAAGAGTAATATTAATTATCCAGAAATTAAATCATTAAACGAAGATGATAGAAATATAGAAGTTTCATTATATGAGATTGATTTACTTAATGTTACTTTAAATATAGCATTGGGTAATATTAAGTATTTATTTGAAAAGGAAAATATAGTTTACTATCCTGTTTATATTATCAAGGATGATAATGTTACTAATCAAATAGGTGTATATGAATTGTTGCAAGATAAATTACAATTAAATTTAGATGATGATGGCGATTTAGATATAGCTTCAATAGACGGTCCTTTACTGTATTCATTTGTTGACCAATCATATTTAAAACGTTTTGAAATAGAGTCAGAAGAATCCAAAAGTGACATACAAGAAGATAACGAAATGGGAAATAACCCCGAAGATAACAAGGACGTTGATGACGATGAAATGGATGACGATGAAAAGGATGACGGTGAAAAGGATGGCGATGAAAAGGATGGCGATGAAAAGGATGGCGATGAAAAGGATGACGATGAAAAGGAAGCAAGTAATCTAAACATTATAACCGAACAAAATTCAGTCACTGCAAAAAAGGAAATCAACGATTATGTAGAAACAGAAAATGATAATTGGATGCAAAAACATATGAAAAACAATAATTACGATATTATAGAAAATGAAGGTGGTGGTGATTGTTTATTTGCTTCTATTAGAGACGGGTTGAGATATGTAAACATTAATAAATCTGTTTCTGAGATGAGAAAAATGTTATCAGAAGAAGCAACAGAAGAAATATTACAGACGTATAGCGAATTATATAATTTTGCTGTAATAGAAAATGATAGTATTACAAATGATCTTAAAAGAATGGCAAGTGAATTCAAAACATTGAAAAAAAAAATTCAAGATGAAACAGAGAAAACAAGACAAAGTAAGATGATTTCTGATGCTGAAAAAATATCTAAGAGTCACAAAGAACTGGTATTAAGACGAAAGCAGGTTAAGGGGATGTTGGGTGAATTCGAATTCATGAAGGGGATAACAACATTAGAAGCATTAAAGGCGAAAATTCAAACATCTGATTATTGGGCAGATACATGGACTATATCTACATTAGAACGTTTAATGAAAATTAAAGTAATTCTCTTTTCAAAAGAAAATTACAATGGTGGAGAGATTGATAATATACTAACCTGTGGTCAATTAAATGACAATATATTAGAAAAAGAAGGTATATTTGAACCAAAATATTACATATTGTTAAATTATTTAGGTAATCATTATGAATTGATTACATACAAAAAACTAGGAGCATTGACATTTAAAGAAATCCCGTACGATGTTAAGAAGTTAATAATTAACAAATGTATGGAAAGGGCTGCTGGTCCTTATTATATTATTCCAGATTTTAAAGAATATATGGATAAAATGAATGTAGTAATTAATGACGAAGTTGACACAAATACCGAATTATATGATGATTCAACCGTTTTTCAGTTCTATTTTAAATCTGCAGATGGACCAAAACCAGGAAAGGGAACAGGTGAAAAACTGGGACCAGAAGGTCCACAAGAATATATAGATTTGTCGTCTATACCAAAATGGCGTAAAAAATTGTCAAATTTCTGGGAACAAGAGTTTATACTAGACAATAAAAAGTGGTTAACAGTTGAACATTATTACCAAGGTTCCAAGTATAAAAGAAATAACCCGGACCATTACAATTTATTTTCATTGAACTCTAATAGTGAAGTAGCACGCGATCCTAAAAAGGCGCGTGAATTAGGCAGTAAGAAAAAAATAAGCGTCGACAATGATTTTTTCAATGGTCGTCACGAAAAAGTATTAGAAGATGGTATGCGTGCAAAATTCACACAGAATAAAGACCTAAACAATTTATTAAAAATAACAAAACGTGCCAAGTTACAATTATTTATAAAGGGTTCTCAACCGATTGTGTATAATTCTTTAATGAAAATTAGGAGTGAAATATAAGATTATTAACTAATTGGTTTAAAATATCTAACCACTATATATTATGCAGTTTTCTGATGATTCAAGTATTATATTAAAACATTTACTACCAAAATTTAGTAATATACGAAATACTAATAAAATTTCTAAAATATCAAATGTAATCGATATTATATACGATGATTTAAAAAAGGGTAATAATTATTACACGAAAATTTCAGATAATATAAATATAAAATTAATCGACAAGAATGATATAATATTTCCTGATAGTTTTTCCAGTAATCATTATTCACATAAAATTAAAAGATATGTTCAGACGAATATTAAAAAACAATTGATTTATAAACTTAACATATATGATAGAGAGATTGATATTATTTTTAGTTTATTTACTGACGATGACGTAAGTAATATCGACCAATATAATGCATATATTAAATTAATAGTAATTTGGTTACATATGTGTAACACATATACAACAAAAAATTGTTCAAACACATTGAAGATATATTTAATTTTAACTCCTTTTAAAAAAAAATTACCAAATAATAGGAGCGAGATAATAGGCTATGAACATATAAATACAGGTATGACATACAGATGTGTTGTCGAAAATGAAATATTTATATATCGCAAAGAAGAATGGTTTAAGGTGTTAATTCATGAAACATTTCATAGCTATGGATTGGATATTGATACACATGATAATAACAAACTAAAAAGTCAAATTAGTAAATTATTTCCAATTGATTCGACATTTAATATCGCCGAAACATATACTGAAACTTGGGCGCGTATTCTTAATTGTTGTTTTTGTAGTTTCTTATCTAGTAAAGATAAGAATGATTTTCAATTATTTTTAGATTTTTCTCTCCAAGTAGAACGAATATTTTCTATAATGCAAATGAATAAAATATTATCTTTTATGGGATTACAATACAAGGATTTATGGGCTGACAATCCTATAAGTAAGGGGCTTCGCAATACATTATACAAGGAACAATCTAACGCGTTTAGTTATTTTATATTGGGTGGTATTTTAATGAACGATTATGTTATTTTTTTAAATTGGTGTTTCTCCAACAATACATCGTTTATTAAATATAAATCAAATACAAATAATGATAATTTTATGAAATTAGTATTAGACTTGTACAAGAAAGAAATTTTTATAGATAATATAGAGGATTTCTATAAGATATCGAAAAAAAAAAATAATTATGATTTTTTATTGAAAACTTGTAGAATGTCATGTATCGAATTGAAATCTACTTACTAATTTTTCTGTGAATATGACAGTATTTACAATTTTCTAGTGGTTTATTTAAACATTGTTTTCGTTTTTTGGTAATCGCCATACAAATATATTTATAACTACCATTTCCCAAATATTGTTTATTTTCTCTCCATACAGCACATGCTTCATCAAAATCGATATTAACTTCCATAATAATGATGTATGTGTAATAAAATTATAATCAATTTTTAAAGATAAAAATTGATTATAACATAACATTTATTGTTATCCTAACAATGGGTGTAAGATATTTGAACGGTTATTTAAATTCTAAATGTGTTAAAGGGATAAGACATATCGATTTATCTGAATTATCAAATAAAAAATTAGCAATAGATGCAAGTATTTATATGTATAATTGCAAGTTAAAAGGGGATTTAATTGAATATATGTATAAAATGATATTTACACTTAGGTCTTATAATATCATACCGGTTTTTGTATTTGATGGAAAACCTCCTCCTGAAAAAAAAAACATATTAACTGTGCGAAAACAAAAAAAAAGAGAAGCACAAGAAGAAATACATATGCTTTCTGAAAATCTTAAAAATCTACCCGAAGATGCTAGTGAATATAAATTAATTCACCAAAAAATATTTAACTTAAAAAAAAGAACCATATACCTGACATATCAAGAAATTTGTAGTGTAAAACAATTGTTAAAATTGTCTGGTATTACTTATTATGATTCGGAAGGAGAAGCAGATTCTCTATGTGCAAAATTAGTAATTAAAAATATAGTATGGGGTTGTATGACAGACGATATGGATTTATTTATATACGGATGTCCACGTGTAATTAGAAATTATAATTTATTCAATAATACTGCCGTTCTTTATAATTTAAAAGATATTTTGAAAGAGTTAAAACTTTCTATGAATGATTTTAAAGAAATTTGTATTGTTTCTGGAACCGATTATAATTATAATGAGAACAATGATCTATATACTACATTGAAGTATTACAATCAGTATATTACAAACAAAAAGGGTAATAATTTTTATGAATGGTTACATACTAATACAGATTACATTAATGATTATTGTCAGTTATGTGTATGTTATTTTATGTTCGATGTAAGTCTATTAAATATTGAAAAATATAAAAATATAAAAATATTTAATGGACCAATTAATAAATATGAGTTATTTGATTTTTTGAAAAAATATAATTTCATATTTACCACATAACAGTATTCCACGTAACAGTATTAATATTTATATTCATAGATATAAATATAAATATATATCTAATGTAATATGTCGAATAAGAAAAAAAGCAAACTTATAATTAGTAACGATAATTTTGAAATTCCAAAATATAATGAATATGATTCCTTAGATAAATATAATTACAAAATACCACAATTAAAAGAAATATGTAGTCATTACAAACTTAAAAAATCTGGAAATAAAACCGAAATTAAAAAAAGAATTTATGATTTTTTATTAAATTCAAAATATGTAATATTAATACAAAAAATTTGGAAGTCCTATTTACTATTAAAGTGTAATAAACTCAAAGGGCCTGCACTATTTAATCGAAAGTTATGTATTAATAGTGTAGATTTTTTATCAATGGATGAAGTTAATGATATAACATATGAACAATTTTTTAGCTATAAAGACACAAGTGAACAAACATATGGCTTTGATATATTATCATTAAGTAATCTTTATTTACAGCGACCGTGTCAAAATAAAAAAATTGTATTTAACCCATTTAATAGACAGCAAATACCATGTAATGTTATACACGATCTATTTGATTTAATTAAAAAACACAAACTATGTGGTTTTAGTATAAAAACAAAAATAGAAAAACCTCAACAATTATCATTGGAAAAACAGTTAGATTTTAAAACAGTATCTATTTTTCAAGAAATAGATAATTTAGGTAATTATACAGATATAATGTGGTTTAATTCATTAGACAAAATTAGTATAATTAGATTTATTAGAGAGCTATACGATATATGGAATTGGAGAGCATCATTAGATATACATACAAAACGAGAAATTTGTCCACCAAGAGGAAATCCATTTATTAATATTGATATAACTACTTTACCAAATTTATCTATTTTAAAATTAAAAGAAAAAATATTATTTATCATGGAATATATGATTACGCGCGGTATCAATAATGCTAGTAAAACTTTAGGAGCAAATTATATATTATGTGCTCTAACTCTTGTAAATAATGATGCTGCTGAAAATTTACCGTGGTTATATCAATCAGTTTCCGCAAATTAACATCGTTTAAGGTGTTAATGTAATATATTTGCGTTAAAACGCTTAAAAAAGAAACAGTATAGTATAATATAGTATGGTAAAAAAGACCGCCCCCACTAAAACCCCCGCCAAGGCCACTAAGAAGCCTGCCAAGAAGACTGTTGCCCCCGTAGAGAAGGTGGTAGAGAAGCAAGTAGCTAAGCCTGTTGAGACCCCTGCCCCCGTCCAACAGGTTGAGGCTGCCACTATTGTTCCACAGATTAGTGGCGAGTTCCTCGAGTTTATGACTAAGCTTCAGACTGTTAATGCTATGATTTCGTCTCTTAAAGCTGATTTCCGCCAGCTTGAGAAGAAGGCGATTCGTGAGCTCAAGGCTGCCGAGAAGGCTTCACAGAAGAGAAAGCGCAAGCAGGGTAACCGTTCGCCGAGCGGCTTTGTAAAGCCCACCAAGATTAGTGATGAGCTTGCCAATTTCCTTGGAAAGGATAAGGGGTCTGAGATGGCTCGCACTGAGGTAACTCGTGAGATCAATGCTTACATTCGCGAGCACAAGCTACAGGACAAGGATAATGGTCGTGTTATTAGGGCCGATAAGAAGCTTTCGTCTCTTCTCAAGCTACAGACCAGCGATGAGCTAACTTATTTCAACCTCCAAAAGTACATGAGCCCCCACTTTGCTAAGGCGGGAGTTCCGCTCGTTAACGCTTAGAAAAATATATAAAAATATTAATCAACATAAATTATAAAAATCCAAATAAAATATCAATAATATTATTACAAACAAATAATATTATTACAAATAAATATTATTACAAATACGGTTATTTGAAAACTTATTAGAAAAAAATATTATTTATTGAATTTATTACGATAATTGGGGTGATGGTGTTTAAATCGTCCAATTAACCAAACATTATAAAAAAAAATTGATTTAGAGCCAATCCATATATATTATACAATAAGTATGAGCAGCCAACTAGAGAAACTCATTATTAATGCTACCAGTCTTGATGTAGATAAGGATGTAAAATATTCTAAGCCTAAGATTAATAAATCAGGAGGCAAGAGTATTAATATTCAGAATTCACAAGCTAATAGTGTTCTCAACCTTAGTACTCCTCTTATGCTAACGTGGGGTGTTAATGAATATGTAGATGATACCAACGGTAAAAAGACATACAATATGTCTCTACAATTTCCACAGGAAGATTATAAGACTGACGAGACAAGTGCATTTCTTGATACTATGATTAAGCTACAAGATAAAATTAAAAAGGATGCAGTAGAGAATTGTAAGGATTGGTTTGGAAAAACTAAGATGTCGGCGGAAGTCGTAGATGCTCTATTCCATCCTATGCTACAATATCCAAAGGATCCTAATACTGGTGAGCCTAATATGGACCGTTCCCCTACTCTTCGAATTAAGCTTGATTATTGGGACGATAAATTTAATTGTGATATCTTCGACGTTGATTCGAATCATATTTTCCCAGATGATAGCACATCAAATGGTCCAGTTGAGCTTATTCCTAAGGCTACTAATGTAGCTACTATTATTCGCTGTGGTGGTATCTGGTTTGCAAATGGTAAATTTGGTGTTACTTGGCGACTTGAACAAGCTGTTGTCAAACCACGTGCTAGTTTTAAGGGAAAGTGTATGATTAAACTTACTAGTCAAGAAAGCGACAAACTAAAGAAACAGCAGGAACCTGATGATGTGGTAGAAGATAGCGACGAGGAGGAGGTTGATGAGACACCACCTGCTCCTGTTGTAAAGGAGCCCGAGCCCGAGCCTGAGCCTGAGCCCGAGCCTGAGACTGAGCCCGAACCCGAGCCCGAGAAGAAAAAGGTTGTAAAGAAGAAGGTTGTTCGTAAGAAGAAAGGACCAGAATAAATAAAAACAATAAATAAAAACAATAAATAAAAACAATAAATAAAAACAATAAATAATATTAAATTTTAAAAAAAATTAATATAATTCAAGATTAATAATAATATCACATTTTTTATTTACATCATAACTATCATCAATATTTATGAATGAGATACCTTTATTTTTTATAATATAAATTTGTTGTTTAATTATTTTCAATTCAATTGTTCCAATTTCAAATACTTTTTTTCCTATATTGAATGTTATTTTTTTATTTTGTAGAGCTTTCTGTATTGAAATTTTTATATTAATATGTATGTTATTAAATTCGTCGATATATATATGCGATGGTAATTGAGGTATACATTTAACAATCAATGTATTTTCTCCATTATCATAGCTAACTTCATCGTGCCAAAGAGGAATATAATATGTTTCTTCGCAATGATTTAATATATATATCTCAGAATCCAATAAATTATCTAATGATGGATTTAATATTACTAATTCATCATTTTCTATTTTTTCTTTCATAATCTCTCTAAATTTCTCTAATGTATCTTCGTCTATTCCCAATAATTCTGAATATTGATTCATATATGCATATAATTTTAACGCATTAGACTTATCTATTCTTTCAAATGTAGAAATAGATATTTGTTGACAATTTTGATATAGCAATTGTATTATTTCCTTTACATTATTAAAATCAACAATGGTAGCCATTTTAATGAATTTTTCAATTATGAATATATAATTATCACTATCATGTGGTATATTTTTATCAGTTGGTATATTTTTATCAGTTGGTATATTTTTATCAATATTATCATAAATTAAATAGTTTTCTAAAAACGTGTAAGCATCTTTAATTTCTGTAAATTGTTTGTTACTATTCTCGTTGTTATTTTTATCAGGGTGATATATTAATGCTTTTTTAAAATACTGTTTTCTTAATTCTTTTTTCGTATATGGGGTTTTCAATTCCAACAATTCAAGTGCATAATTCAAATCCATATATCTTGTTTATTAAATAAAATATAAAATTCTCTAAATGATAAATAGGTCTATAATTATTATTGTAAAATTGGAAAAAATTATAACTATATATCAAAATATCATTTACATCCTCGCTTTTAATATAATTATTTTGTATCAGGTGCTTTAAAATAAACCACATACACTCAGTAACGTCTATATTATATATAAAAATATCATATAATTTGTCCCTCAATTCTATATATATATTATTATCTATGTTCAAAATTATATTAAGAATGTTATTGTATATTTGTTCATGTTTATTTATAAAATTAGATTCAATATTTGTATTTATATGTTTAATGTTCGTTATTTTAGATAAATTAATATTTTTATTTTTATTATTATTACTACATTTAATATAATGTGTTTTGAGAGGCCTTGGAACAGATACAATAATACATATATTAATTATATTATCTGGTATAAAACTAATTTTTTCACTTAACAATATAAATTTTAAATTTATATTTGATAACGTCATCATATAACTATAAAATATATCTAATAGTTCGCTGTGTGTATTATGAAAATTTTTACAAACAATTATTCCAACGCCATTTGTTCTAGAAATAACTATATCTTGTATATGATTATATATTTCATTCCATAATAATTTAGAATTACAACCGAGGAGAGACATGTCTATTTCAAAATGAATATCACTGATTTTATAAAAATACGTATTTTTATTATATGTAATGGTAAGTTTTTTTTCATATTTTAAATTAGAGTTACTGTATTTTCTTATACAAGCTAACATTTGTGTATATTTACCAGTTCCAGATGGACCATAAAATATCATATTATTTATATTCATAACATTGTCAGGAAATGAATCATATAGTGGTTTTAATTTTGGGTGTAAATCATATTCATCATAATTATTTAAATAATTCTCAAAATGATTGTCATTTATCTTCATTAATTATTTAGTTTGAATACTCTTTATTTAATAACCAGTAATAATATTATATGGATTCTATTGATAATTTAATTACTAAATTCAACTCAATAAAAGATACACACCCTGAACTATCCAAATTATGGATAAATTATTTAATTATACAAAAAACAAAATTAAATAATTTAATTTACCAGGGAGAGAAAACATTAGATATATTATTATATACAGATGATATCTCTATAGAAAATATATTAACATTGGTTATATTAAACCAAAATAAATTTATTTAAAAAATAAAGCACATATTATCTAATGAATCTTGCAATAGATGTAAAGGATTTTGATATTAATTCTGTTTTTTTTCAAAAACCAATTACAAACACAGTTATAGATAACTCCGACTTTATAAGAATATTGTACTCAAATGATCTAATGATTTTAAATGGAATATATATTAAAATTAAACTCGATATTAAATCTGTCGAAACATTTTATAATAAATATAAGTGCATTTTTACCATTGCAGAGAATCAAGATGTAATAAATAAGATACAATCTATCGAAAATCTTATATTAGAACGTTACACTAGTAATAAAACTAAAAAGAAAAAAATATACGAGCAAATAAATAGTTGTTATTTGAAAATATTTACAGATAATATGATTAATCCTAACAAAATACCTAATTATTTTACATTAAAAATTTCGGGTATATGGGAAACAAATACTGATTGTGGAATTACGTATAAATTTATAACAATCAACCATCAGTAGCAAAAAATTCCAAAATAATATTAATAATACCAATAAACATTATATTTGTTATAGTTAATAAATAAGTTAACGAAGTAATATTTGATTCAAGTGCACCATTGAACGAATCATCGCCATTACTAACATTGTCAATCGAACCTGAGAAATATTTGAATAATACTACTATTTGTAACACTTGTAATATACTTGATATCAGTGATGCTGTGTAATAATCATCGGCAAGTTTACCATCATTGATACGGTCATAATATTTAAAATGTAAGTATAACATCCATCCGACTATCATTAGCATTAGAATGGCGGGCATTGAACTAAATAAGATTTTTGATAAAAATGGTAAAAAAGATTCATCAAAACTATCTCCTTTTGCTAAAGCAATTTGAACAAATAAAAGAGATAAAATAGATATAAAAACCAAACTATATCCTATGATAGATGCCGATGCAGTACCAACATTTGAATTTTTAAGCGATGTGTTTTCAAACATCACTTTAATAAAAATACCAACAAACGATATTAATAACATTATATTAAAATCAAATTCATATACTGAAAAAGGTTTTTGTTCGCTCATAATGTAAGTATAAAATATAATAATATTTTATTAATTAATTTACAGTTTTTAACCATTTTTGTAATAATTCAATATCACAGGTTTTATAACTATTTACACCATTTTGTTTAATAAAATCATTTAATTTTATGAATTTTGGTTTTTTCATCTTATTTGTTTTATAAAATATATAATCACCGTATTTTCCGCTTCTAATAGATGTATTATCATCTATTATACGAATAATATTTGTATTTTGTTCTTTTGTTTTTTTAGTAATATTATAATCTTCTATTGTAATTTCGTGTATTTCTTTATTAATGTGTGTAGCCGCTATACTATTATCATTATGGGTAAAATATAATCCATATTTTCCCTTTTTAAGTGTTACTGGTTTATCATCAATATAACCTACAATCCTATTCTTACTATCATCTAGTATTTCCTCAATTTTATACAGTCCATTTCTTATTTTTTCAAAATCAATATCCTCTTTTATTTTTTTGAAAGAGACATTATTATTTTCTACACATTTTATTACTGGCCCATATTGTCCTATAATATATGTGTGGTTATCATCTATTTTGATTTCCTCCTTAGTTTCTATGACACCAATCGACAATTCATCAATCTGTTCTAAACATTCTTCGCATAATGTATACCATAGTTTATTACCTTTTGCTATTTCGTCTAATTTGTCTTCCATGTTTTTTGTGAATTCATATTCAAATAAATTATTAAAATATTCTAATAAAATTTCAATTACTAATATTCCCAGTGGTTCTATTACTAATTTATTATTTTCATTTCCAAACTCTCTTTCATTTTCATGTTCGGATATTTCGTCATCTACTAATTCATAATCAATACAGTTTATATTTTTTCCTTTCACATTTGTTTTTTTTACATAATTTCGTTCTTGTATTTTATCAACCAATGATGAAAATGTCGATGGTCTTCCTATACCATTTTTTTCTAACAAATTAACTAAACGAGATTCTGTATAATGAGCTTTTAAATTTTTCAATGTTACTTTCGACGTAACCTTTTTATAATGGACTCTGCTTTTTCTTTTTAAAGTTTTAAAGTATGCATATATTTCACATATTTTTTCGTAGCCATTTACTATTTGCCATCCTGGAAACATTACTTGTTCAGCAGTATAATCATATTTACATTCCTCAGGTGCACTAATGTATGCTTTAATTACACTATACTTTGCCGGAGGCATACAACTTTCGATGGTGTTTCTTCTAATTAGTTTATATACACGATACTCATTATTTCCTAATTCTTTATTTACATTTTCCAATTCGACATTTGTAGGTCTTATTGATTCATGTGCCTCTTGTGTATTCGTATCTTTATCATTTCTTAGACATAATTGCTGTATATCGGTTCTTACATATTCGTTTGAATATGATTTTTCAATATATTTTTTCATTCTTTCTATGAATTCTTCGCTGTATGTTGTGCTATCTGTTCTCATATACGTAATGAAACCTCCTTCATATAAACTTTGACATGCTTTCATTGTTGCTTTTGGAGATAATTTAAATTCATTGCTTGAACATTGTTGTAATGTGCTTGTGGTGAAAGGTGTTGGTGCTTTTTTAATAGACTCCTTTGGAGTATTATAGTCATATATGTGATTATAATTAACTGTTTTTTCCAAGAACGTTTCTACTTCTAATTCTTCACAATAATCTTTATTCAATGTAAAAGGTATGTTTTTACTTGTAAAATATCCTACTGTTGTATAGACTTTTGTTCCTGGCGAATTATCGATTTCCTTTTGATTTTCATAAATTAATCGTAGCGCAGGTGTTTGACAGCGTCCAGCACTTAATCCTGATTTAACTGATATTTTTTTCCATAAAACTGGTGAAATCTTAAATCCAATTAATATATCCAATATCTGCCTTGAATGTTGTGCGTATACAGTGTCCATATTTATTAAACTTGGTTCTTTTACAGCATCCTGAATTGCTTTTTTGGTAATTTCATTAAATATGATTCTTTTTGTTGTATTTACGGGTAATTTAAAAACTTTACAGATATGCCACGCAATCGCTTCACCTTCACGGTCATCGTCAGAAGCCAAAATAACTTCTTTTGCATCCTTAATTGCTTTTTTTAATTTTGCTATTTGTTGTTTCTTTTCGTCCATAATTTCAAATTTAGGTTTGAAATTATTTTCTATATCTATTGATTCTAAACCGGATAATTGTGTTATATGCCCGTAACTTGCCATACATTTATAAGATGAACCCAAATATGATTCTATCTTTTTACATTTTGCTGGTGATTCTACTATTAGTAATGTATAAGACATATATATAATATTTTTTATACATTTAATTTAATTTAATTCAATTATATTATTTAACAATATGGTTCTATCGTTTTTGAAAATATAAACTCCTTTTTAAAATATGGTTTTACAGAAACATTACGTCTATGATGAGCAGCATGACAGTTACAACATAATGCTAATAAATTATATTCTATATTATCGCTTGAATTATGGTTAAGGTGATGTATTTCGTGTGGAATCATCTTAGAAAAACTAGCATTGCATAATCCACATTTATTATTTTGTTTTACTAATATTCTATTTCGTAAATTATATTGTAATGCTAGAATATCGGTTGTTAATATTAGTGAAAATATTTTAATTACATTTATATTAATAAACATATATATGATTGATACAATATTATATTTTTTGGTTTTTGTATTCATTCCATGATATATTTTTTTTAACAGGTTTATTAGGTTTTTTATTTTTATTTTTATTTTTATTATCATTGTTCATAATAGCACCGTCAATGTATATTTGTTTTAATAATTTGCCTACTTCATATGAACCCGTGTGTTGATCAATTTTACCATGTTCTATTTGTTTCAACACATTTAATAAATTCCACAGTGTTTCTAAATTAATTTGATTTTTTTTAACCTTATTAAAAATGTCAGTATAATTATTAAATAGAAAACTACATTGTGAAGTTAACATATTATCAAATTGTTTAGGGTTCGTTTGAATTAATCTTGGATATTTTTTTTTTAAATCAATCATTCGAGTGACATCATTTCTTATTAAATCACTGTGTTTTTTCTCTCTAATATCATTTGTATAATCGATTACGTTATTATCATTAATCATTTTTTTTAATTGAAGGCTTTCATTTTGATTCATATTTTATTTTAATATATATTATTATTTTTAAAAATAAACTTATTATATATATATGACTAAAACTACCCAGCGAGGAGGCAATATAGTTACATTAACACCTGGCCATATTGATACTATATCTTCTTTACAAAATAACTTATCAAGTACCGCAATGACATCTTTCGATGGTTGTACACCAGCAACTTGTGCTGATATAAGAGTACGTTTAAACGAATCACAAGTTAACAACAACTTATCTGGTGGTAATATTAATAGTGTAGAAGTTGATTGTCCAACAGTTGTAGGTCAGAACAGTTTGCAACAAGCAAGTTCATGTGGATTATTTAAGACAGGGGCAGAATTAATGACGTTCAACGAAAGCATAGTAGGTGGAAATAGCAAACGTAAGACTGGTAAGAAACGTAGGACTGGTAAGAAACGTAAGACTGGTAAGAAACGTAAGACTGGTAAGAAACGTAAGACTGGTAAGAAACGTAAGACTGGTAAGAAACGCAATAAAACCACGAAACGTTAATTAAATTAGCAATAATTAAATTAGCAATAATATGATATTTATAATAAAAATATTATAACACTAATATCTAATATGAAAGCGTCAGATTGGACACATTTTATTTATGTAATATTAACTTTTATGGTTCTTCATATGTTTATAATATTTATTGTTCAAATAGATAATATTAAAAAAAATTGGCCAAAATATAAATGTAATCCTATGATTATGCCTTTTGCTGGTGTATTTGGACACGATGAATATACCAATTTTACCGAATGTATTCAAACAATGCAAACAGATTATATGGATTATTTATTACAGCCTCTTAACCTAGATTTAAGTATTATTGCAGAGATGAGCGCTGTTTTTACAGATGGAATTTCTGGTGGATTTTCCATTATTACAGATTTACAAAATTTATTAGGTAATATATTTCAAGGTATTTATGGTGTATTCTATCAGGTAATTATAGAATTTCAAAAAATGATAATTAATATTAAGGATGTATTTAATAAAATATCTGCAATGTTTATTCTATTAGTTCATACAATTGAAGGTATAAAGTTAACTATTGAAAGTGCTTCTAATTCAGTACTTGCTGATGTATGTTTCGACCCAGATACGAAAATTTTATTAGACAATGGCAATTTAGTAAAAATGAAAGATTTAGAATTAAACAGTAAGTTGAAAAATGGTTCTCGTGTAATGTCTGTAATGAGAATTAATAATTTAAACACAGACGGAGAGATTCGCGAAGATATGTATAAAATTAATAACGGTGAAAACAACGAACCTATATATGTTACTGGTTCACACCTTGTATATGATAAAACAATTTGTGACTTTATTAAAGTTAAAAATCTAAAAGGAGAGAATCCATCATTATTAACCAATAAAAAATGTTGCGAACTATCATGTTTAATTACATCAGACCATACTATACCTATTGGTGATTTGATATTCCACGACTGGGAAGACAATAATGGGTCTATGTCAAAAACGATATAATCATATAATTTTAGAAATGAATATATACTATATTATAAATATACTATATATGAGCAAAGTATCTAACACAAAAGATACAGATACAGATACAAATAAAAATGATTTATATTCTAATGTGAATAATTTATATAAAAAAGCAGGGTATTTGAATATATATGGTATTGATTTAATAATTACAGTAGTTATTAGTATATTTTTTGTCTTAATTATTATTTATTTTAGTATTGTAAATAATTTAGGTCCTATAAGAGCCAATTGGGATAGTAATAAATGCAAACCAAGTGTAATTCCATTTGCTGGGATAATTAATAAACCCGATGATGATTCTGTATTAGAATTTACACAAAAAAATTTCATTAATTGTAGTCAAAATATGTTGAGAGATATTGTAGACAATTCATTCAAACCCATATATTTAGCTTATCAAGGTGTTAATAATTTATTTAAAGTTTTAGCTGAGAGTTTAAAAAAAATTTATGAACAAATTAGTAATATACAATTATCCAGTTCTGGAATTTTAGATGTATTAACCCGATATCTTGGTGGATTAATGGTTCCTATTCGTGAAATCTTTATTTCTTTGAAAGATTTATTAAATAAAATACAAGGCAGTATAGTTGTAATTCTATATTCATTATTTGGACCATATTATATTTTATTAGGAATTCTCGATTATTTTATTAATTATCTTTTAAAAGTTATAGGTATTGCTACTGGGGTTGTAGCAGCTCTTTTAATACTGACTTTTATACCTTGGTTCGGTGCAGCCTTTGTAATCCCAACACAAATAGCCGCTGGAATATTGGCAGGATTTGTAGCATTAATATCGATAGTTGCTATTTTAATTCACCATATTAGAAAAGAAGCTATGTGTTTTGACCCAGATACTAAAATTCAGTTAGATTCAGGAGAATTAATAGATATGAAAGACATAAAATTAGGAGCAAAACTTAAAAATGGTTCAGTTGTTCAATCTGTTATGAAAATTAATAATCTAGATGAAAATAATAACATAATTAACAAAATGTATAAACTAGAAAATGGAGAGAACAATGAATCAATATATGTTACTGGGTCTCATTTAATTTATGATTCAACTATTAAAGATTTTGTCAAAGTTAGTAATTATCGCGGAACTAATCCTGCAATTGAATCTAATAAAGAATGTCCCGAATTATCATGTTTGATCACAAGTGATCACATTATTCCAATAGGAGATGAAATCTTCCACGATTGGGAAGATAATAATGGTTCGGAATCAAAAAAAATTTACTAGGAGTTAAGAATATTATTTAGGATTTATTTTAAATATTATCTATACATTTTTTATAATGAATGTTAATTTATTTGGAATTAAAATGAGATTAGAAATACTTATATTATGTTCATTGGTTGGAAGTATATTAGCAACAACATCATTTTGTAGCTGTGCGGGTGGTTTAAGAGAAGGTTTTCGTGTAGGAACAAATATATTTGGTTCTGCATTAGACTATTCCATGGGCGATGGTGTAAATATTAGTTATATTAAGCAAGACAATACTGATTATAATAAGGCAGAAACAAATGTAAAAGGACTTGGTATTCCTTTACCCGAAGGAAAATTATCATTATTTGGAGAGAATGAGATGAATCCTAATTGTTGTCCGTCATCGTATAGTAGCGGTAAAGGTTGTGTATGTATGACATCAGAACAAATTAATTTTTTGAATAAGAGAGGTGGAAACCGAACTATGGAATAAATAATAAAAAAATAAATTATATTTTTATTATTTAAATTATACTATATTTCATTATACTATATTTCATTATACTTTACATATACATATTGCGCCAACTACCTGTCTCTTCATTTAGTTTAATAAACTTATCTACCATTTCATTATTTACTTCAATGGGAAATTCTATTTTCATTTTCATTTCCTTTTCAAAGATAGTATTTTCTGGCTTCATTAAACGGTACAAGTTAAGTTTTGTATGAATTATTTCCAAACATCTTTTAAGATTGCGAACACCTTGTTCTTGTTCTGTATATTTGTCAATAATATGTTTAATAGTTTCATCATTTATTTTAATATCGTCTTCGTTAAAATTAACCTCTTTTTTAATTGAAGGAATTAAATAATCGCGTGCTATTTTAGTCTTTTCTTTTAGGTCATATCCTTTTGTTTGAATGCGATACATACGATCTTTTAGAATAGGATTTACTTTTGATTCGTCATTATAGCTGAATATGAACAAACATCTACTTAAATCAAAATCTAGTTCTGAAAAATATTTATCATGAAATTTATTATTTTGGGTTGTATCTGTCAAATGTGTTAGAATGCCGATAATTTCTTCACCCTTAGGTGTATTGCTAACTTTATCCAATTCGTCAAAATATATTACTGGATTCATACACTTTGATTGAATCAAAATATCAATAATTTTACCCCACGAAGAACCTTCATATGTATATGAATGACCTTCTAAGAAACTCGAATCTGTTGCTCCACCCAATGCTATAAATGCGAAATCTCTGCCTAGAATTTTACTAATACCATCTTTTACTAGTGTTGTTTTGCCTGTTCCCATAGGACCTTTAATAGCAATAGCAGTTCCAACTGCTTCTGGATTAGCAACCCACTGACCAAGCATTTGCATAATCTGTAGTTTAGCATCATTTAATCCAAATACTGCCGAATCCAACGTATTTTTCGCATCCTCCATGAAATCATGACATTTATCAACACCATCGCTTAATTGAAGTGGAATATTTTTATACATACCAAATGGAATCTGCATAAAAGTATCTACCCAGTTTTTGATTTTATAATATTCCCCACCCCCCTGGTCCATATATTTCAAAGCATTAATCTTTTTGTAAGCAATTGATTTGTAAGTAATTGGAATTTTGGATTCAATTAGAGCTAAACGATAAGGTTTATCAATGTCTGTATGTTTTTTTATTTCTTCCAGTTCTGTTATTATAGATTCCTGTTGTTTAACAGTAAGTTTATCATTAAAGAATTTGCTATCATTCATTAGAAGTTTATCTTTTGATATTTTTTTAAATTTTTCAGTGTTTTTATTACGAATTTTTTGTGTTTTCTTCTTTTCCTTTTTTAAATATTCTTTTTCACGTTTTTCAATATCTTTAATAAATGTTTGCATTTCCTTATTATTTTTATCCTTTGGGGTTAAATCGTTTAGAATTGTTTTTATTTTATCATATGCTTCTTCGTCTGTAATACTATCTTTTTTTACCTTTTTTTTTGATTTTTCTGTTTCATCTTCACTATCTTCCTCCTCGCTTTCTTCCTCACTTTCTTCCTCGCTTTCTTCCTCACTTTCTTCCTCGGTTTCTTCCTCAGAATCATCTTCTTCTAAGTTTTTATTTAAGTCACCCATCGATAATATAATATTGAATAATCCTCCATTTTTGCCATCAATTGTGATATCCAGTTCGTCTTCACTTTCACTGTCACTGTCACTGTCATTGTCATTTTCACTTTCACTTTCACTTTCATTTTCACTTTCACTTTCCTCTTTTTTCTGTTTCTTTTTCTGTTGTTTTCTTACAGATTTACGATTTGCTTTTTTGTGCTTTGTTTTTTCACTATCTTCGGATTTTTTATCTTCGGATTTTTTATTTGATTTAGTAATTTTATCTCCTTTTTTATCTTTTTGAGTGTTCGTTTTTTTATTTTTTACTTTTTTAGTAGTATCATCTTTATTTTCTAGACGTGTATTCATATATTTCGAAGGATACAAATTGCCTATTACTTTTCTAATTTGATTCATATCTAGTTCTTCGTCTTCTGTTTCCCAATCAGATTCATCAGAAGAGGATTCATTACGCTTATATTCTTCTTCTTCTTTAACATCGGTTTTAGACCTAGTATTGTATTTATGATTTTTAATCTTATCTTTTGTCATAATAAATTCACTATTGATTATTTTTTATATCATTTATTTCATTCAATTTTTTTTTATTTAGATAAAATTGAATCAAAACAATCTAAATATTATATACGTAATATAAGAAGAATGACGCTAAATAAGAAAGATAGTAATAAGACAGTTTCTAAAATTATTGGAATCCAGTTTAGTATTCTATCTCCCGAAGAAATTCGCAATAGTTCTGTTGCTGAAATTACAAACAGAGACACTTATATTAACAATAAACCAGTAATTAATGGTTTATTTGATCCACGAATGGGTGTGTTAGAACCTGGTTACATATGTCCTACTGATGGTCTTGATTACATAAAATGCCCTGGATATTTTGGCCATATTGAACTTGCGCGACCATTATTCTATATTCAGTATCTTACAACTATTATGAAAATAATTCGTTGTACATGTGTAAAGTGTAGTAAACTTTTAATTAACAAAGAAGAGTATACATATTTGCTAAATAATCCTAATGAAAAAAGATGGAATTATGTTTATAATATTGCTAGCAAAATTAAAAGATGTGGTGAACATACTAATGATGGTTGTGGTTGTCTACAGCCTATAAAACTTAAAAAGGAAGGTTTATCGACACTGGTTGCTGAATGGGATGACATTGGTGAGGATGAAGAAAAAATAACTATGGTTATGACACCAGAAATTGTACTTAAACAATTTAGAAGAATATCCGATGAGGATATTACTTTTATGGGGTTTAGTCCAATTTGGTCAAGACCAGAATGGATGATTTGTCAAGTTTTGGCGGTTCCACCACCAGCAGTAAGACCTTCCATTAAACACGATTCACAACAAAGAAGTGAAGACGACCTTAGTCATATTATTGTTAATGTTATTAAAACAAATAAAACACTTCAGGAAAAAATAGAAGCTAATGCAAATGCTGCTGTTATTAATGATTGGACAGTTTTACTTCAATACTATATTTCAACATTAGTCGACAATAAAATCCCAGGTGTTGCCGCACACGCGCAACGTTCTGGTCGTCCATTGAAATCAATCAAAGACCGATTGAACGGAAAAGTTGGACGTATTCGTGGAAATTTGATGGGTAAGCGCGTTGACTTTTCGGCGCGCTCAGTAATTACTCCGGACCCTAATCTTTCTATTGAGGAACTTGGTGTTCCTGAAAAAATAGCAATGAATCTATCTTATCCCGTAAGGGTTAATAAGCTAAATATTTCATTCTTAGAAAAACTAGTTAAAAATGGTCCTGATATTCATCCAGGAGCTAAAATACTAGAACGAAAAAATGGTGATAATATTTCATTAAGATATGTAGACCGCGATTCTCTTGAATTAAATATTGGTGATATTGTTCATCGTCACATGATGGACGGTGACCCTGTGTTATTCAATCGTCAACCAACACTTCATAGAATGTCGATGATGTGTCATAAAACAGTAATTATGCCGAAGGGAGACACGTTTCGCATGAATGTTGGTGATACGAAACCATACAATGCCGATTTTGACGGCGATGAAATGAATATGCATATGCCACAAGATATTGAATCGGCTTCTGAGCTTAAAAACCTAGCAGCAGTAAAATGGCAAATTATCAGCCCTGCAAATAATAAATCAATTGTAGGTATATTTCAAGATTCCCTACTTGGGTCTTACAGACTTACGCGAGAAAATATTAATTTTACACATCGTGAAGCTATGAATTTGTTGATGTTACATAAAAATGTTGATGTAACTAAATTTCCAAACACGGAAACTATAAACAGTTTTGAACTACTTTCACAGATTTTACCACCTATTACACTAAAATACAAAACATCTCAATATGGCGATAATGATGATTATAAAACCTCTAATTCAGTATTAGAGATTGAAAACGGAAAATTTATTCGTGGTCAATTAGATAAAGGTTGTTTTGGTGACAATTCCAAAGGTCTATTACAGCGAATCTGTAATGATTTTGGAAATAATTCATGTGCTAATTTTATAGATAATATTCAAAACATTGTAACTGAGTATATGAAAACAAGTGCGTATAGTGTAGGTATTAGTGATTTAATAGCCGATGATAATACAAACGAATCAATAGCACAAGTAATCACATCGAAGAAAAAAGAGGTTCATTCACTTATTGATCAGACTCACCTTGGTATTTTCGAGAATAAAACAGGCAAACCAAATGAAGAAGAAATAGAAACTCAAATTAATAATATTTTAAAACAGGTAGAAAACGACGCAGGTAAAATCGGTAGAAATAGTCTAAGTGCCGACAATAGATTTCTTATTATGGTTAATGCTGGCTCAAAAGGAAGTCAGTTAAATATTTCACAGATGATTTCTTGTCTAGGTCAACAAAACGTAGATGGTAAACGAATTCCATATGGATTTGATAATCGAACTTTGCCTCATTTTAATAAATTTGATGACTCACCTGAAGCGCGCGGTTTCGTGGAAAGTTCTTTCATCTCTGGTCTTACACCAGAAGAATTGTTCTTCCATGCAATGGGCGGACGCGTTGGTTTAATTGATACAGCTGTAAAAACATCACAGACTGGTTATATCCAGCGTCGTCTTGTTAAAGGGTTGGAAGATTTGAAAGTAGAATACGACATGACTGTTAGAAACAATAAAAATAAAATCATTCAGTATAGTTATGGTGATGATGGTATTGACCCAGTTCACGTTGAAGGACAGGTATTGCCTCTTGTAAATATGACAATTGAAGAAATATACGCACATTACCAAATGCCTACTGGTAATACCAACGACATATTTACAACTGCATATACTAAAAATACACTTACGCGTATGAAAAAACAAAAAGATAAACTTAATGATAAATGTAAGGACCTAATTAATAAAATGATAGACTCAAGAGAGAAAATTATTAAAAACGTTTTCAGAATGAGGGACAATAAAGCTGTCAATATTCCAGTGGCTTTCCAACATATTATTAATAATATTAAAGGCGAGCAAAATATTAATATTAATTCAATGGTTGACATTACACCTATGGAAGCTTTTGATATTATAGATGAGGGTTTTAATAAAATCAAATCATTATACTATGTAAATCCAACCGAATTATTCGAAGTAATGTATTACTACTACTTAACTCCAAAAGATTTACTAATGATTAAGCGTTTTAATAGAACGGCACTCGAACTATTGATTCACCAAATCACACTTCAGTATAAGAAATCTATTATTGCTCCGGGAGAAATGGTAGGAATCATTGCAGCGCAGAGTATCGGTGAGCCTACAACTCAGATGACACTAAATACGTTCCATTTTGCTGGTGTTGCTAGTAAATCAAACGTAACACGCGGTGTTCCTCGCATTGAAGAAATTCTATCATTGTCGGAAAATCCTAAAAATCCATCGTGTACAGTATTTATGTTACCCAATGAAGAAGAAGAACAAGAAAATGCACAAACTATTATGAACCAATTAGAAAATACATCACTTAAAAACCTAATTAACTCTGTAAAGATTTGTTTTGACCCGGATGATTTGAATACATTAATAAAAGAAGATGAAAATATTATTGCCCAGTTCAAGGAGTTTGAAAATATGATTGATGGTTGTGAGAATCAGGGAAACACAGAAAAGGATAAATCCAACTGGATAATCCGAATTGATTTGAACATTGAAGAAATGTTAAATAAAAATATTACTATGGAAGATATTAATTTTGCTATTAAAAATGTATACGGTGAAGATTTGGAGTGCATATATAGTGATTTGAATGACGACAAGCTAATATTTAGAATTAGACTTAATAGCGTTTTAAATAAAATCAAAGATAAAAACACCAATTCTAAACCTTTGGACCAATCCAATGAAATATATTTGATTCAAAATTTCCAAGACCAGTTATTAAATAATCTTATATTGCGTGGTGTTAAAAATATTAGTAGAGTTATTCCTAGAAAAATAACGGATAATGTGAAAGAGGAAAATGGAAAATATGTTAGAAATGATATATGGGTACTTGACACAGTAGGTACCAATTTACTAGACATATTAAGTCTTGATTATATTGACAACACTAGAACTATCACAAATGATATTCAAGAAATTTACAGAGTTTTGGGGATTGAAGCGGCACGCCAATCTATATTTGATGAGATTTCAGAGGTTATTGAATTTGATAGCACCTACATTAATTATCATCATCTTAGTGTACTATGCGATAGAATGACTTGTAATGACAAGATGGTCTCTATCTTTCGACATGGTATTAACAATGACGACATTGGTCCAATTGCAAAAGCATCATTCGAAGAAACACCTGAAATGTTTTTGAAAGCAGCACGTCATTCAGAGCTGGATATAATGCGAGGAGTATCAGCCAATGTAATGTGTGGACAGGAAGGTTATTTTGGAACAAGCGCTTTCCAGGTAATGTTAGACTTGGACAAATTTGCCGAACTTAATGAGGAAAAATGGGAAGATGAAAATAAAGATACTATAATCGATGAAGGGTTTGGAGATGTAATCCAAGGCGACGACCCTTGTTCCATTTCTAAAATATCAATATCAAATAATACACACATTATTAGTGGAACAGACATTGGTAATGATAATGATTATGATCCGGGATTTTAGTAATTAAATTAAATAATATAAAATAACACTATTATAATATATTATTATGAATACATTTACTATTATATTATCTAGATTTTTAAAAAACGTTGACATAGTCAATAACGAGATTAAATATAATATTAACTCTAATAATATTAACTCTAATAATATTAACTCTAATAATATTAACTCTAATAATATTAACTCTAATAATATTAACTCTAATAATATTA